GTAGTATTGGCGTTGTTTAATCAGGCAAAAAAGGGAGATATTGCAGCTATTAAGGAGTTGCGTAATCTTATTGGCGAGGATGGAAAAGAAAATGAAAGCGCCGGACAATTAGAAACGCTGATTGAGGGGTTGAAAGATGAATAGCGTATATACGCCTAAGCAGTTAGAATTATTGCGGTTATGGCAGACGAATAAACTAAAACGGATTAATCTGCTGTCCGGTTCGGTTCGCTCCGGTAAGACATGGATTAGTCTGGTGTTGTGGGCTTTTTGGGTTGAGACCATGCCCAAAGATAAAAATTATCTCATGACAGCAAAATCGCTGATAACGTTGAAACGCAATACATTAGATTTACTGACAGAATTAATAGGAGCACAAAACTTTATTTATTCATTGGCGCAAAAGCAGGCATTTTTGTTTGGGCGTAAAGTTTATTTAGAGGGTGCAAATGATACAAGAGCAGAGAGTAAAATTCGCGGTATGACGTTGCAGGGAGCGTATTGTGACGAGCTTACCCTATTTGGGGAAGATTTCTTTACTATGCTGCTGTCTCGTTTATCTGAATCTGATGCCAAGCTGATTACAACAACGAATCCTGATATACCAACGCATTGGCTTCGTAAAAACTATATAGAGCGTAGAAGCGAAATAGATATGCTTTTGATGGAGTTTTTGATTGAGGATAATATATTTCTTGATTCTAAATATGTAAAACAACTCAAAAAGGAATATGTCGGTGTGTTTTATGACAGATTCATTTCGGGAAAATGGGTAGCGGCAGAGGGAGTGATATACGGTCTGTTTGCAAACGACAAAAACAGATATACGATTGGTAACGTCTATACATATCTGGAAGAAACAAATCAAAGCATTAGACTTGTTTCGTTTGGGGTGGACTTTGGCGGCAATCGATCCGCAACATCCTTTATTGCAACGCTAATTACAAATACAGGCACGGTTATCATTGCAGACGAGGCGTATATCAAAAAAGAGTTAAACCCGGATACACTTAATACGGAGTATGCCGCCTTTATTGAGCGGAATACAAAGTTATATGGGGCTGGGGTTACCAGAGCCGACAGTGCGGAAAGCGTTTTAATTCGAGGGCTGGACCTAACCGCTAAAAAACAAGGATTAAGAACAAAAGTCAAATTAGCTTTAAAGAGACCGATTAACGATCGAATCAAAATCACGTTACTGTTGATGGCGCAGGACAGGCTTAAAATCTGTAAAAACTGTATCCATACCGTTGATGCGTTTGCATCGGCTGTATACGATGATAAAAAATTGGAAGATACCAGACTGGACGATGGAAATATGAATATAGACAGCTTAGATTCTTTTGAATATAGCATTGAGCCGTATATTGAGCAGATTGAACACAGTTGTTTAAAAAGGAGAGATTAGCATGACTGTATTTGAATATTTGAAAAAGCGCGGATTTCATCCAATCTCTGAAAGCTTTTATATACACATTAACGAATGGATGGACTGGTATGGAGGAACGGTAGCTAACTTTCATAAATACAAAGTATATAACGGCTGTCAATCTGTGAAATGCCGCAGGGCAACGCTGGGAATCGCAAAAAAAAGTATGCGAGGATTGGGCGAATATGCTCATGAACGAGCGGGTTAAGATTACGCTATCAGATAATCAGACAAACGACTTTGTGCACACAGTTCTGGAGGCAAATAATTTTTATGAGAAAATCAACGCATATCAGGAATTAAAATGCGCTTGTGGAATGACCGCCTACATTCCGTATGTAAAAAACATTACGCAGGATGAAGAACAGGTTGAGGGTAGTATTGGCATCAACTATGTTCATGCAGGTAATATTATTCCTTTGTCCAGTGCAAATGGAGAGATTACCGAATGCGTTTTTAAAAGTTATCAGCGTATCGGAAAGGGTGACTATGTATATCTTCAAATACATTATTTAGAAAATGGACGGTACATTATTGAGAATGTCTGGCTCAAGGAGAAAGACGGTCAGGTGAGCAATGCGGTTGGGGACAATGTACCAGAGGCTGTCAAAGACGTTGTTCCGATTGTTCGGACGAACAGCGCAGAACGCATGTTCTCCATTGATAAATTAAGCATACATAACAATTTTGACGAATGCAGCGCAATGGGCGTATCGGTGTTTGCAAATTCCCTTGACACAATCAAAGTGATTGATTTAATTTATGACAGCTATTTAAATGAGTTTTCATTGGGAAAAAAGCGCGTCATGGTGAAAGGTGAAGCTGCGAAATTTGAAAATGACGAGCCGGTATTTGATCCTAACGACGTTTTATTTTATCAGCTGCCGGACGGTATGGCGGATGATTCGTTTGTAAAAGAAATTGATATGTCTCTTAGCATTTCGGAGCGCCAAACGGGTATGCGTGACCATCTCGGTTTTTTGTCATCCAAATGCGGACTTGGTGAAAACTACTACAGATTTGATTCTGGCGCACTTACAACGGTAACGCAGGTGGTCAGCGATAATTCCACGCTGTACCGTACGCTAAAGAAACATGAGATACCGCTCGAAAGAGCCCTAAAAGAGTTGATTGTTAACATCGTAAAGCTGGGGAAAGATGTGCTGAAAAAACCGTTGACAATTCCAAAATTTCAGGACATTACCATTGATTTTGACGATTCCATCATAGAGGATCGGGAAACGGAACTAGCAAACAAGAGATTAGATGTATCGGCAAACATTTTAAAGCCGGAAATCTACCTTGCGAAAAAATATGGAGTGACAGAGGAACAGACAAAAACATTCATGCCGGAATAAAACGGCGCAGAAGAGCCGCCGGATGATATGGAGTAGTGGAGTATTATGCTATCGCCTAATTATTTAAAAGAAATTCCGAAGTCTATTACAAAACTGTTCGAGGAATTGGAGGATACCATCCTTACGGACATATCCAGACGGATTGCAAAGGCAGGACAAGTTACTGATACGGCTCAATGGCAAATAGATCGCCTGAAAGCAATCGGTCTTACAGAAGAAACAATTTGACAGAAAATTTCCAAAATTAACCTGTTATCTGAAAAACAGGCAGAAAAGCTGCTGCGAAATTCTGCGCAGACATCCTACAGCGCAGAAGCGAGGATTTATACGTCGGCAAGAAAATACATTGGGAATCTAAAGGAACACCCCGAATTACAAATATTGATACACGCTGTTATTCGACAAACACAGGGCGAGTTAAAAAACTTAACGCGCTCGTTGGGGTTTAGCCAGAAGGTAAACGGCAAGAACAGCTGGACAAATCTGGCAGCCGGGTATCAACAGGCTTTGGATTTAGCGCAACTATCGGTATCTACCGGCACGTTAGACTACAATACCGCTGTTCGTATGACTGTAAAGCGACTGGCAGACAGCGGCATTCGTTTTGTGAACTATGAGAGCGGATGGGTCAATCACTTAGACGTAGCGGCAAGACGCGCCGTTCTAACAGATGTGAATCAAATGTCACGACAAATGACGGATCAGCTAGCAGATGAAATGGGATGCGGATTCTTTGAAGTAACCGCCCATGCAGGCGTAAGACCGTCCCATAGAGAGTGGCAGGGACAAGTTTACCATAGAGGCGGCGCAAAAGACGGTTATGCAGATTTTGAATCCTCAACAGGACTTGGCACGGTAGAGGGATTATGCGGTGCAAATTGCAGGCATTCGTACGCTCCGTTTTTTCCCGGTATTTCGGTGCGTGCTTACAGCGCAGAGGCATTACGGAATATTGACCCGCCTGATTTCACCTACAACGGAAGAATCTATACCGCCTATGAAGCAACACAAAAACAAAGAGAGATGGAAACAGCTATTCGTAAAACCAAACGAAATCTCATTTGTTTTGATGCGGCGGGACTGAAAGATGATTACACAGTAGAGGCGATCAAATTAAATCAGCAGAGGAGACGATACACGGAATTCAGCAAAGCGGCAGGATTTGCACAGCAAAAAGAGAGAACACAAATTTATGATTTCGGTCACAGTCAGGCAAGTAAAGCCGTGTGGGCGAGTAGAAAGTCAATATGATATATGCCCTAAGCATGGCGTTAAAAGGCTCTGTAATACCCAGAGGGGTAAATAAACGGGCAGAACCCATAAAAGAGAATAAAAATGTCAGAAACAGTAGAAAATTTATCTGTGGATCAAGAGGAAACGCAGGGAAATGAGCAAAAAACTTTTAGTGCGGACTATGTTCGCGCATTGCGCAGTGAATCAAGGACGCACAGGCTTGCGGCTTTTGAACAAACACAGCAGCAGAGAGAAACAGATTTATTAGCAAAGGCAAATAAAAAATTGATCGGTGCAGAAATCAAAGCCTTAGCTGGTTATGATACCGCTTTACTTGCCGAACTCATTGACTATTCGCAAATTACAGTACAAGGTCGGGCGAAAGAAAGTGTATATGCCGCAGTCCGAAGCGGAGAAGCACGGCTATGA